CTGCAGCCTTTTGGGGTGCTGTTTTTTTTGTGGTTGCTTTTTTTGCCATGATTTTATTTTTGTTTATAGGTTTGAATTAATTGATTGATTTTTTCGGTATAATTTTTTGTATTGAAATGACTATTTGCATGAATGCGGTGGTCCACTAACTTTTGGTTTATGTTAGTGAATTTAGCATCGGTATAACGCATAATGCGTAGCCATAAATCATAATCTTCTATTCCATCAAGTTCGGGATTGTATGGAAATTGTTCCATTAAATTGGCACGAATAAGTGCGCTGCAATTTACAATTGGGTTGTGGCCATTGTAGGCATCTTCTACTATTTTATCGTGCAAAAATGGGCGTGGGCGTGGATTTATTTCTATTTCTTTGCTTTGTGCATCAATATAATAACAATCGGTACCAATAACATCGTATGCATTGGCGTATTTTAATTGTTCTTCCAGCTTTGTTGGATGCCATACATCATCTGCATCTTGGATTGCAAACCATTGTGCTTTTGGAAGCGAATATAAATTTTCTGAATATTGTAGTAGCAAATTAGATATAAAATTTAATGCATCTGATTTATTATCACAAGTTCCCATTGTAAAATCTTTAATTTTACCTGGATTATTTAAACGATATTCATCAACAATTTTTTGAGTATTGTCGGTGCATCCGTTTAACGCAACAATAAGATTAAAATTTTGGTGGGTTTGGTTTAGAACGCTTTCAATAGCTTGCCTAATGTAGCGTTCGCCATTACGAACCGCTAAAAGCACATATACATGATTATTTCCCATTTTTTGTTTGTAAATTTTAGGCAATATTAAACCTTTATTTGTAATATGCAAACTTTATTTTAATTTACTTATTAACAATTAAATGTTAATTACGGTAATAATTGGTTCCTTTTGCTGCTTTATCTTTATCTACAAATATAATTTTGGGCGTAAATGGTGGTTCTATTGCCCAACGCTGTTTAATGTATTCTTGGTTTTCCATCCAAAGTTCGTACATGTATGGGTTAAGTTTACCAGGTTCGTGCTCGCAATAATGGTAGGTTGGTGGTAGAATTTTCACCAAAGGTTCATTATTACACACAAATTTATTAATTGCTGATTCATCGTGCCAAATTGGTGTAATTCCAGCAAATTTATCGTTTTGAATGTATAAAAACATTAATGCGCACATAGCTTTAAAATTATACGTTTGACCTCCATAAAATCCGCCTCCTACATAGATTGTTGGCTTGTGAGCAAAGCATGATGAATTGGCGTTTGTTTCGAATGGTGCTGCATCTGTTCTGTTTATGTATGCGCCATGTGCAACACAAACAATATGGTGCTTACATATTAAAGGAGTGATTTCGGAAGCAAAATAAGCATCGGCATCTATTGCAAAACAATGTGTAAATTTTTCGTAGTGATTAAAATCGGAAAGGTATTTTGAATAAAAATACGAACGCCACATGGATGCTTCTGGGAATGGCTTATGCTCTACTTCGATGTATTCAATATCTCTTTTTGTTTCGGGCAAAGGTGTTGCTATATCGGAAACAAATATAACGTAAACAACTTCCTGCTGTGGCAAAAAATATTGATCGGCCGATTCGATTAATTTTGGAAGAAACTCGGTGTATTTGCCGGTTGCTGTAATAAATAGTGCTATTTTCATTTTATTAAAGAAAGTGTTTTTGGTATTCCGTTTTTAAAAAAGAATGTAGTAGTCCAACCTGTATAAGTAAATCCGTATTTGTCGGGTTCGTGTTGGTATGTTTCTATTCGTTGAAAACTATTCATTAAATTTTTTCCTGGTGCATAATACTCGCGTTCGGAATTATCCAATATTAAAACTCCATTTTTGGCTAAATATGGCAATGCGGATTGAATACATGCTGCACGATTGCGCCCATCTACCAAAATAATATCGTATTTATCCCCAATTTTAGCTGCTTCGGCAATAGCATCGTGGTAAGATTGCTCCCTGCGCATTAACATACCATCTTGAGGCTTTGCTAAAAAACTTTTAGCTTGTTTGGTAATCTCATCCCACCATTGTGTATCGTGCTCCACAGAATGCAGCACTTTTACATTTTTTTGCTTTAAAAACCAAATGGTGCTTGCTCCCATTCCGTATTCGAAAATACGCAAATCTTTGCCATTATCAATTATTTTTTGAAGTATTCGATTAGCTTCTTCGGTAAGCCATGGTTCGGTGCGTAGTTGGTCCATTTGAGTTTAAATTTATATGTGATATTGGAGTTTGTATTTTGCTAATTGTATTGTGGCTCAAATGTAAGTAAATATTTGTTGTTTTTACATTGTTGTGCCCTAATAATCGTTGTATTAAATTAATATCTGTACCATATTCTACCATGTGCGTAGCACTTGTGTGGCGAATAAGGTGAGCATATATTCGCTTATTGCAAATTCCGGCTTTATCGGCCAATTGTTTTAAAACTTGGTTTACGCTGCTTTCGGTATATTGAATATCAAATTGGCCATTTAACACATACGTTTGGGATTTGTATTGATAATAATATGTTTCCAACAATTTTATTAAATCGGGATCAAGTGGAACTTGCCTATCTTTTTTGCCTTTTGCTTGAATGATATTTATTATCATTCTACTACGATCAATGTGTTGCCATTTAAGGTTTATTAATTCGGAAACACGTAAGCTGCAGGAGTAAAGTAGCGATAATATTACTTTGTGCTTTAGGTTTGCACATACATCAAACATTTTTTGTATTTCCTGTACCGACAAAACGATTGGTAATTTTTTGTCTTTTTTTGAAAAAGGAATTTTTTCTAATTTAATGGGCATTCCAACTGTTATTGAATAAAAGGATTTTATTGCACATAGTTTATGGTTACGTGTATTTATTGTTGGAAACGTTAATAGCCATTCTTTAATTTTTTGCGTTGAAATTGCTTTTGGCTCTGTTTCGCTGCTAAAATATTTTAAGAATGTTCCAACCGAACACAAATAGTTTTCTTGCGTTCGCTCACTTGGATATTTTAACTTACAATCTGTCGAATATTTATCATACCATTTTCGAAATTCCATTTTGGACCTCCTTGTTTTATTGTTGTTTTAGACTGTTTTATCTATATAGTAGTTAGGTGCAAGTTTTAAAACCCTACCCACCTGTGTTTATCAAACTAAGTGGTTAAAAATGTGTTCTATTACAGGTACAGTCCATCCGTTTCCTAGTAAATGGTATCTTTTACCACTTGCCACACCATTTGTATAATCTAAAGTAACCCCTTGTAATATCTCACACTCATTTTCTGTTAATTTTCTAAGCCCTTTTTTCATCTTAACTATATTAGTAGCTGACCTATCGCATCTAAACGAATGTGGTGTTATGCAATTAGCTCTATTGTATTTTATTGATTTATTATAAAAATCAACAACTTCAATAGTATTTCCACTTTCTAAATATCTACAATTATCGTAATGTTTTATCTGATGTTCTTTACAGTAATATTTTTCATCTACATTTTCTAACAATACATTATCTATATAATATTGCTTAGTTATTATGTTTTCTAAAGGAATATTTGTCCAATAATATCTTTCTCTATTTTGTGCGGTAAAATTATTTGAATTTATTAAAACGCCTTTTACTCCTAAAAAATTATCTAAATCCAATTTACTTTTTTCTTTCATTTTTACATTTTCTAATAAAAAGTATTTAGGATTAGTTTCTTTTAAAATTCTTAGGTATTCATAAAATAGTTTTGATTTATCACCGTCTAATTCCTTACGTTCAAATTTTAAACTTGAAAAATCCTGACAGGGTGAGCCTCCAATAAGTAAATCAATTTTAGGTAAATCAATTGACTTTACATCAATAACGCTTCCGATATGTTTTGTATTTGGATAGTTTTTTTTAGTTATGAAAATAGCATCTTTATCAATTTCACTCGCAAAATAATTATCTACTTTGATTCCTAAATTATTTAAAGCTATTTGTCCACAACTCATTCCATCAAATAAACTAAGTACATTCATTTTGTTTTAATTTTAAATTATATGTTTTACATTCCAATTTGCACTCCTTCGTTTTAAAACCAGACACCTAACCGCACCTAATAAACAGCAAGCCGATTTATTAGCTGCAAACCGTTAGCAGAAAGCACTACACTACTGCTAAAATTGAACTTTCGATTATTTCTTGACATAATTCTTTTGGTATTTTTGAACGGTTAAAACTTCCTTTTTTGCCTTGCGTTCCTGTTTTCGATCCTCTTGGTGCAGGTTGATGATGACAATTTTTGTTTCCGTTGTGGCACATTGGTCTTGGTTGCCATACTTCGCTATTTGTCCATATATCCGTTGGCTTTGCTCTATCGTCGCCATAAGTACAATACCAAACCGTATGCCTTTTAAATCTTTGCATAAATGGCATTTTACGCATCATTCCTCTTGGGTTTTCAATAAAGAATACCATTTTAGGATTAATCAAAAGCCATTCATCGATTAGGCTAATAAAGTGTTGGTTTACTGCATCGCATTTTTTAGCGTATTCGCTTTTTGGATCTGTTCCATTTCGGTGTGTGCTTATTGCTGCAATAGTGTAAGTTGTGCAATCAGGAGAAGCCCAAACAACATCTGGAATAAATGGCACATCTTTAGTTTGTAATTCTTCAATATCAATGGCTAAATCTATTTTATCAAACTTTTGCCAATCAATACTAAAAACATTCATCCCTTTTGCTTCGGCTACACTTCCAACGGATCGAGAACCAGCGAATAATTCTACTAAATTACCCGTGCCATCTGCTAACATCGGTTTGGCAAAATTGCCGTTTGGTGCTTCTATTGAACTTTTATCTATCATTTGAACATTTGTTTTTTAATTAAACTTTTGGGAACGGCAACTTCGCCAAGCCGATAACCGTTATGTGCCATTTAAAGAGCGACACTACTCTCAACTTCATTGCCCCAAACATCCCAACCATCGGGTTTTATTCGGGCAAATAGTTCAATCCTGTCTTTTCCGAAAATCTCTATCATCTCTCTTATCTCTTTTGGTTTTTCTGAATGTCTTAATTTTTTTGAACTTATCTGAATAAGTGTTGGTATAGTTTTCCGTTTTGGGAATTTAGGTAAATTACCTTTTCTGCCAACTAATAGAAATTCAGTTCTGTGATGGAATCCGTATAAGCACAATCCATTCATTTTATCCCAAGTAATAGTTCTTTGATAGTTAAATCCCCATTCTTCCATAACTTCAAATGCTTGTCTTAAATATCCTTGTGTTGTCCACAAAAACAAAATACTATCATCTTTTGCCAACATTTCCACATTCAAATTTTTTATATCCTCTATTTTCATCATCGGATATGAATGTTCTATCTGATTTGGTCTTGTTTTTCTTTTAAACATTTTTACATCCCAAGCAGGGTCGGCATATATTACATCGTATTTCTTCATATTTCTAAATTAAATTCGTAAATAAAAAACGGCACATAACACGGTATATAAGCAAGTTTGCCATTAAGTTTGTGGGTAATTTGAAACATTCTGCAAGGCAAACCTGCTCATATACCCATCCGTTATATCCCCTTAATCAAATCGGCTACATTTTTCCAATCATTTGGTGATGCTGTGCTTTTGTTTTTATATAATTGGCGCAATACATTTAAAGTGTTATTAACCCTATCTTTTTTGGTATTATTGCTTTCATTATTTTTAACAGGCAAATTATCTGTTAAATCCCATTCTATGCAAATTCTACCGGTAACGCTGCATTTCTTTTCACCTTTTTCATAAATAACGCCTAATTCTCTTAACTCTGTGAACCTTGCTCTTGCTTGTGAAAAAATATTTTTCGAATTTAAACTATTTTGCATTGCCTCCGAACTTGTGCAAGGAGCATGTTGATATATCAATTCATAAACTTCTAGCCTGCGTTTTGTAAGCAAACCTTCGTTTTTTATTTGATTGTAACAATCAATGGATGTTTGTCTTGCCATTTTTTTATTTATTTTGATTGTTATTTTTCATTTCGGCCATTTCGTTAAGTTTTTGCTGGAACTTACTTACTTTTAATACCTTTTTTGGCGTTTCTGTGGCTGCAGGTTCATTTTCTTGTTCCTGGTTAATTTTCCATACATAGTATGTTTTAAAATCGCTATCGGAAGTATTTAGTATGTTGCACCAAAATTGAGCAATCCATTTGAACTTGAATTTTGTTGGATTGTGATTTTTGGGCTTACAAAACAACCAAAAACGTACTGATCCGTATGTGAATATTCCGTTGTATTTTATTATGTGCATATTTTACAATTTTTATATAAAAACAAAGCATCCCGAAACGGCTAGGTAAACAATAGTGGAAATGGGAAACCACACATGAAAACCATCGCCAATTTCGGGATGCTTCTTATTTCGTTACAGTTCAAATTTCCCATTTTTTGAATGTTTAACCGTGGCAAATATAATGGTTTATTTTATACTTGCAAATTTATTTTATAAACACTTATGCCATGCCCGATTTTTTCAAATCAAGCTCATACTGCAATTTGCGGTATTTGTGGCCTTGGTGTATATTCCAAATGCTTAATGCAAAAAATGCTACTGTTAGCAATGTAATTGCTGTTTGCATTCGTTTATGTTCGAGTAAATTTACCATCTTTTTGCTGGGCAATATTGTTTTTTTAATGTTTGCTTTTCACTTAATATACAACCACATAATTTTATTACTTTGCCATTGTAATTAACATAGTTACCTGTTATTGGTGTTCCGCACCATTTACCATTTTTGAAGCTACATGTATTGCATTGTGCTTTACGAAAATTAATAACGGCTTGACTTGCTAATTCATCATTAGTAAGTACTTTAACTATGTTGGCTATTGTTCCCATTGCGGCTTTTCTTTTCGGCTTTGCGTTTGCTTAAATAGCTAAATAACGATGCAACAGCAACACTACTACCTGCCAACAGTCCTACATCTTTAATTATTACGCCAATAAATTCGGCAACTTCAGTTGATTCGGGAATATTTATCATAGCAATTAAGCCTGTGGTAATTGAACTTAACAATCCAGATACTCCAGGATGCTCAATTATTGCATTGGCAAGTTGTTTAAAAATCATATTTTTGTTTTGCGTTTGATGCAAAGTTAAGTATTTTTTTATTTGTTTACAAATATTTCGTAAATGGGCACCAAATCAACAGATAATTTGTTTTCGTCATTTATTTTTTTTAACCCTTCGCGAATTTCGTTTAATTCTAATTCACTAAATTCTATTAAAAAAGTTGCTTTTGATCCTTTTTCGTTCCATCTTAATTGTGGTCCAAATTCAGTTATTTCAAAATCTTTTAATTCTTTTTGTGTTAATTGGCATTTTTTTGTAATGTCTTTATTGATAATCATTTGTGAGTAATTACCTTCTTTTTTCAATACGCCTGGAATCATTAAACGATCCAACAATGTTAATTTGATTTTTTTCATTTTTTTTGGTTTTTTATTTATAATTAATAATTTTTAAAACTATCTTCTTTTTCTTCCATATTAGCCCACTCTATTCCTTTTTCCTTTATTTTACCGGTTTGTTTTTCAATAGATATGGATTCATCAATTTTTTTATTGAGCTTGTTTTCTTCCAACCAATCCTCAAGATGCTTTTCGTTTTCAAACAATTGGCTCCCATTCATTCCTTCTGGTGGATTTGGTATTGTTAATAGTATTTTCATTGTTATTTTTTAGTTAAAATAAAATGTAAATCATCAACTACATTCCAATAATGACTGCCTGCAAATTGCTTTGCCTCTAATGATCGTGCAACCCAATTACCATTAACTGCTTCGCCAACAACATAATCAAAATCGCATTTAACATTGTAATGGTCTAATTTATTTACTTCTCTCCATGCTTTGTTAAAATACAATACAGTTTGTGCTGGAATAAATCTACGATGTGTTGGATCTTGAAATGCTCTTGTACTTGTACAGTTTGGGAAAATTAATGTTACTTTGCCTCCTGGTTTTAAAATTCGGTAGCATTCATCAATAAATGCAAATAGTTTATCTTTTCCATTTATAAACTCCATGGGAATATGTTCAATAAAATGTGATGAAAATATTTCATCTACCGTATTATCTTCGAATGGATAAGGGAAGTTGTTAAACAAATCGTGTTTAATATCACAATCGCCTGCTATATCAACGCCAATAAATCCTGGTTGCTTGTTTTGGCCACATGCTAAATCAACTCTTAATGGACCTTCTGGTTGTACTGTTTTAATGCTTTTTTTCTTTGTCATATTTTTTTATTTTTACCAAGTTATATCTGAATTTAAGTCATAATGACCTACTTTAACCGAACAATCTATTGCGCAACGGTATCCATGTTTTCGAGCATCGGCCCAAAAATATAAATCTTGCGTTCCAATACCTTGCCCTTCAATGCCTGTTAATGTTTTGAACCATGGCCTTCTTAGGTTTGAATCTTTAAACATTGATATTCTCCATAAATTAAAGCCCATGCCTGTTCCGCAGCATTCAACTAATCCGCCATTAATATCTGGTGGTTGTGGTCTAAAATTTATGTTTGGATCTTTTGCATCGCCCCATATTTGTGGCACGCCTCCTTCTCCTTTGGTCCAATACAATCCTCCAATACATGATAAATGTGGATTTTTTTCCATTGCTTGTATTAATCGAAGTAAACCATCTGCAGGTGGAATATTATCATGTTCAATTGTTAGTATGTATTCCCATTGCGATAATTCTGGATGTGATAATACTTGCTCTATTGCAGATGAAAATGCCTCGCCTACTTCCAATCCAATAGCAGCCATTTTAAATGAACCGTTGTTTGGTGGAAACATTAATGAGCAATGCGATAAATAAACTTTTGTTGGAATTGTTTTTGCGGCTGGAATAATCATTACAACACGTTGTTGTTTCCATGAACCGCCTTCAATTATTCTTTTTTGTGAATTAACAAGATTTTGATTGTGAATCCCACTTTCTATTCCTACTATCATATTTCATTTTTTTATAATCGCAAATATATAGTATTATTTTTTATCCAACAAAATTATCTTGATATAAATGTCATCATAGGCATAACTGTTGCTGTCATACCCATTGCTGTTATGTTTACAGCACTTGGTAGTTGTGAACCACCATAAGCAGCCGAACCTGTTGATGTTGCAACGCCCCAAGGAATTTTAACTAAAGTGTTTGCTGTTCCTGTGTAAGCTGCGGTACTTGAACCTAATCCCCCTGCACTTACAGGTGCCGCCATTACATTACCACCTAACGCAAAAGCCATTCCACCGTTGGCGCT